AGGCGCAAGCGGATGTGGAGACTGCAACATCTGGGATAATAATACCAGAAATTGTTGCATCGCAGATTGAGTTTGTTGGATCATGCGGAAGGGGAAACCCTTCAGCATTTCCGCTATCTCAGAATCAGTTTTATCGGGGAAAAGATATTTCATGGCCTCTAGGCTGTCTACACCTAGTTCCTGCATGTTGCGGACGACCATGGACTTCTGAAGTACGTCATAAGACGTATCCTCATAAACATCACCCTGATACCGATAGGAAACCTCGCGATCTCCATCTTCGGGTAAACCGACAACGCCACGAGGGACTTTGTTTTCGGCTACTGCTTTCTTAATTTCCTCATCGAGTTTGCTTTCAAACTTAAGAACAGCTCTTCTGTACTTTTCGAGGGACTCAGGAGTTTCTTCTTTAGGTGGATTCGGTTCCTTCATTCCGGAAGCCAGAATGAAAGACTCACGGAAGATGACTTCCTGGTGATAGATCATCATCTCCAGGAGACGATTAAATCCATAGGTCAGGAAGCTTTTGTTCTTCCGCATGGCCGTGGCCTGAGCACGACCCATCAACCCTTTAATTTCCGTGGCAGTTGCGCCTGCGGAAATCGAGATTTCGTCCACACCGCCAAGGGCAGTACGAATCTCTTCCCGAAGGAGAAGGGTATAACGGTTCATGTCCCCGTTAACCGGGTCAGGCGTCATGTAGCCCACTCGGTCAGAGGGCTCCACGTTCGCGATAATCCGAGGAACGCGAAGACCCGAACCCATCCCACCACCGAAGGGCTCGCTTACCCGAGTGGAAGGACTATCTACACCAGCAAAGCCACTCTGACTGCTGATCGTGGGCCTGAAGTTTGACTGAGTGTCATTAGCTTCGACCAGATCACTACGTGGGCGAGAGCTGATCAGAGTTGGGTTTCCGAAGAACTCAATGTTCTTGGCGATATTTCGAGTGAGCTGGTCATGAAGCACGATCTGCTCCATGAAGGGATCGAACTCACCCTCTCCTTCAGTGCCACTGGCGTTCGGTTTGTTTAAAACCTCTACAGCAGGTATAAAGCCAAGTGTGTTGGGGCGTTTCTTGGCAGGAGTTAGAACCGCACCTGGTTCAAGATCAAAACTAAGCTCGGTGTCAGTCTCTACTTCACTAATCTCATCTGCTGTGATCGACAGACGAACGTAGCGCTTGTTCTGACCGTAGCTGTTGCTAGGTAAACCTAAGTTTGCGTTCTTTACCTTGTAGCTGTAAATGATGATGACCTCTTCAACATCACCATTTACGTCATGGTACACACGGTACTGATTCTTATTAAAGAAGTAGATCTGATACTTCAGCTTCGGATCAGGCCTGAAGTAAAAGAGTCCGCAACCGTCAATCAGAAAGTTACGAATGATCGAAGGAAAACGAATATCAAGCCTATTAAGCTTAATAACGTCCTCTAAAAAGCGTGTACGACTTTTATAAGTGTCTTGGTCACAATAAAACGTCAGACCCTTCTTCATCATGAGAAGGGTCATTTGCTGTAAATGGCTCAGCACAACCATCGTTGCCGACTGGTTGCTCCGATCCTGAGTGCGCGAAGCTTCCAGAATCTCGTTGAACCTATTTCTGCTTTCAGTCGAGGCGGAAGGCATTCACGGACGCGGGCTAGAACCCGAGATAAAAATTACTTAGAAGACTTCATCTCTTTGTGCTTACGGGCTTTATCCCGTGCACGCGAACGCTTCTCGGAGTCACCGCGGAGCTCTTCTCCGCTGGGAGCTTTGGTTTCTTCCTGCTTCTGCTTGAAACGTTCTAAGACTTCAGCGGGCATTTTATCGGCCATCGGGAAGAAGAAAACGCTTGACTCTGTCCAGTTTAACCGCTTCTACAGGTAAATCTTCGACAGGGTATCGTGTTAATAAGTGGTCTTGTCGTCCAAGCATATCTGTAGAGCCTTCCTGAGGAACAAAGTCCGCACACAGCGCTTGTATTTCTGGTCGATCCCAGATGTAGTGCTCTGCAATTGCACTGAGTTTCAAGCCACGCTGCTTAGCGTCGCCCATCCAACTGAAATGCCATCCACCGTCTCGCTTACCTATAAAGCGACGATTGGGTTGCTCACGGATTTTGGTCAGGGTCGAGAGCGATTTGAGAGTACCAACCGTACAAACCGTGGCACACTTCCACTCAAAAAACTCACCTTGAGGCGAACACAACTGGAGGTCAGCCCGCCCATAGTGCATCGACATACTCAACCCCAGGATTAGGCGAGAGTCATGCTCTAGAAGTTCTCGGAGTGAATTAAACAAATTCGGATTAGGTAGCTCATCACAGTCTGAGCAGATGAAAACGGTGTCATCTGGAAAGAAAGTAAGAGCACTCGCTAGTGCGTCTCGCTGACCGCGCTCCCTTACCCACGGGTCGACTGCTTCCTCAGCACTCGGAAGCTCGACCTTTATAACTTCAATCTGATCTGAGGGAAGGCCAAGCTCTTTAATTGTGCTCTCGAGCGTATAAGGTTTAGGATCTCCTCTGTGCGTTCTGTTCGCCTCAGAAATAATAAACCCGTCTACGTGATCCTTAAGGGCGTTTACCCTCAGCTCTAAAAGCTCTTTCTCGTTGAAATAAGGGAAGGTGTCGACAAGCATTAGGAAGGCAGGAGATACTCTTTGACACGGGGAAGCGAAAAGATCTCACTGGGTAGTTGTTCGTGTGGAAACTCTGCAATCAGATGGTCCTCTCGACCCAACATGTCGAAAGAACCTGGATCAGCAACAAAGGTCTTACAAATGTGCTCGACCTCTGGGCGATCAGTCTCCCAATGCGCGTAAGACTTCAGTTTATTAAGACGACGATCGCTGTCCCCCATCCAACTGAAGTGCCACCCTGCATCTAATTCGCCAAGCGTTAAGCAATCAAGCGAACTGCGCATAGAAGACAGAGTGCTGTCTTTCTTCAACGTGGAAACCGTGGACGCGAAGGCGTTACGCCAGTCAAACTTTGCACCTTCAGGCGTAACTAACTGACGATCCGCACGCCCATAGTGCATAGACATGCTGAGCTTCACAACACTATCCTGATTCTCTCCAAGTAACTTAATAAGTTCTTCCAACCTCCCAGGATTTACGATCTCATCACAGTCGGAGCAAATGAAGACAGTGTCGTCGGGTGTCATATGGAGACCAACCCCTAAGGCGTCACGCTGTCCTCTCTCACGAACCCAGGGATCAGGCGCCTCTTCTGCGGAAGGAAGCTCAACATGCAGAACTTGAATCTTCTCCTCAGGAAGCCCAAGCTCTCGAATGGTATCTAAACAAGTAAATTCTTTCTCTTCCCCACGATGAGTGCGATTTGCGTCTGTGATCAAAAATCCGTCAACATGATCCTCAAGCGTGCGAATGCGCAGCTCGAGAATCTCGCGCTCGTTGAAGTAAGGGAAACAATCTATGAGCATGCGAACCAGAAGACTCTGGCAGCATGTTAACTCACTCTCGCGTTTTTATGTATTCGGCAACCCGACGCTTAGCCCGTGCCAAAACATTTCCACGGTCATTACCCATATCGACAGAAGTACCATTGGGTACACCGTCAGAATACTCAGTAGGAGGAATCGGTGCCTGAGGCGTCGGCTCACCGATAAGGCTGTACGCTTCCTGCTCCTCCGAGTCCGCAAACGCCTCGTCGGAATACATGTCCGCACGTCGTTGGCGCTCAGACGCATCAATCTGTTTACGGTACGCCTGAGAAAAGTCTGTAGCGGCATTCAGATAGGGATTCATCAGAACAGTACAGCTGCAGAACCGACGGAGCCCCCACTAATTGCCGTGCAGGCCAAGTTGACCAAGGACGGAGCAGTAGCCGAAAATTCAACATACTGACCAGGGGCGTCAGATAGTTCTAAATAGACTGTGCTACTGGAAGTGGCGTTTAAATAGACACCCCGGCAAGTCGGGAAACGGACTTCGCCATCAGATGGCTGCCAAGAAAGTCCACTTCCGTAGGGGAGCACAGAAGTCTGTCCAAAGACAGAACCAAAAGCGCGAATATCCATAATAAAAGAGCTCCGATTTAAGTTTAACTCTCCTCCTCAGAAATTTCGATTAATTTCTGGAGGTACCACGCGCATTTCTTGAGATCCTCAACACCATTTTTAAAGTCTGTACGCCAAAGGTACTTCAGACAGGCTCCCTTACAGTAAGCGCGTAAGCCCTCCTTACCTAAGGCGGCTTCCATAGCGTCGATGCACTCAATACTACCCTGCGTATAGTGCATAGGGTGATTCACGTTGTCATCAAGCAGCATCGTCTTTCGTGGTGTTAGGTCGTCGATCTCGTTAAAGATAAAACGATCTTCTTCAAAAAGCATCAGACTACAAGAAACTCAGAAATATCTAGCAGAGGCTCGCCTTTTACGCTGCGCTCTTTGCTGTATTTGTTGTCAAGATGTTCAACCAGTCCACACGGAGCGAGCTGCACGCGACCTTCGCACTGGACAAGAGGTACGACGCGTCGATGCTCCTGCTGGGGGGACAAGTTTTCAAAAATCGTCCCCATCGTGCTTCGATCGGCAATTGGCCAGCATCTGTACTTAGTTAAAGGAAAGCTTTTGACTGGGTCGCAACTGTCTGAATTTATATACTCTTCAGCCATCTGCTGATCCAAGATCATCATTCCGGTGTAAGGGTTACCGAGGGACGCGAAACCTATAAACCCAGAATCAGGTGTCAGGTAAGTTTTCACCCGGTAAGGACGATCACCCCAGACCCCTGGCGTGAGTCCATTTAGGTTCCACTTCCAATGGTTATCGAAAGGTACGAACTTATCTTCGAATCTCTCAAACCTACAAAAACCGGGCTCGAGGTTTAACTCCTTGAGCTTGTCCTTCCAGTTGTACCAGTAAATAAAGTTTTCACTGGATAAAAGCATATCGTTCTCACTATAGATATAGAAGTCATACGCTTTAGCCTCTACAGCCTTTTTGAGAAGATCTTTATGGCTCCATGTAAGATAAAAATCAGTATATACTTCAGGAGCTACTATGACATCTAGAATCAAACCTTTTACATTCGCTTCTAAAAGCTGAAGAAGAGGTTCTCGGTCCTCACGGTGCTCATAATCGATAAAGATAAAAACCTCTTTTTGACCGGGTAACTCCTCGTAGCCACGGAGGACTGCCAAAAGAGGATCAAACCGGTTTAAAGGGTTGTGCGCAGTAATAGCTATGAAGTACTTAGAGGAGTACAGCAGCGCATTCGAACAAAAAGAATTATCCATTATCAATACTCCATCTCGAAGTTACCGCGACGCTGCAGGAACGTAATTACCCAGGTGTATGCATCGAGGAGATCGTCGTGAGAAGTCGCACCGATATTAATCAACTGATCGAATAGAGCATCGAATTTACGGAAGCGGTTAAACGTCACCTTTTTATTCTCCAGCAAACCAAGAGTACCTCTGAATCGGGCGATCTTGTCGCCACGGAAGCCCTTTGCCTCGTGGATGTGGATATTCCCTAAGCCTCTTTCACTCAAAAGTATCCGTCTTAGATCAGCCGCTAAAGATGCCTGGTAAGCAACTGACTCAACGACTAACGTACACGTGGAGTAAGTCGGGAAGTACTCGCCCTCACTGTTTTCCTGGAGGATGCCCCATTCGACAAGCATTTTGCAGAGAAGATCAATCTTCTCTAGGTTCCCGATTGATCGGACTTGGTGAGCATCGATAACGTAGTACTTATCCTTCAGACGGCCAGCAAGAACAAAAGCAGTGTAGTCGGAGGTTTCGTTCTTACTAGCTGAGAGATCTATACCTACAGCCAGACTGTCAAACTCGGTAACGACGTCGCCCTTAATTAGAAGATCTGGGGATAAGACCAGATCAGATGTCATAACAGGCTGCTGTTGGTACTGGAAGGCAAAAGCAACTGGGTCAAGCTCCTTTTGACCTTGTAGGTAATCAACACTCCACTGCTCCGGCCAGTAACTTTCCGGATCACCCTTATCGTCATAAGTAAGAGCCTCTTGTGTTACCTGCTTCCACCCCTTCTGAGGTACGAACATTGTTTTGTGGATATCAAGCGGGTGGAATCGAGTTCCGAGACAGATGGCTCTCCCGCCCTCAAAAATAATCGGAGCGATAACAGAACTCCAGTTGTTGTTCATCTCCTCCCTAATAGTCGGGTTCTTAATATCGGTACTTGATTTAATAGGGTCATCAACGATCACGAGGTGGGCACGTTTAGACGTAATCGAACCTCTTAGCCCTGCAGCACGCAGAGTAAATTCTTCATCGCCCACACGGCTGATGCCTGCGTAATCAAAGTCGATACTCCAACCGATGTCCGACTGCATACCGGAACGGAGCTGGACTTTCGGGAAGATCTTTTTATAGGTAGATGAGTCGATAATCTGCTTAATAATTCGACTCTTGGGTATTGCAGTCGCGATGTTGTACGAGCAGTAAATAATCTGAAGAGGAAGACCGGCTGTCGTGTGCCTTCCAATGATCCAGGCGGTGAACATGTTGAGCACCGTGGACTTAGCGCTCCCTCGAGGAGCAAGAATATCAAGATTAGGTCCAGCAATATCTATCAAGTACCGATTGCTCTCACCTGTTACCAAGTGCTGATGCCACTCCAGCATGTGCTTTGCCGGAGCTTTATCCATAACAGTACAGAAAGTAGAAAAGTCATCCGCTGCTCTGGAAAATATTGAACTTAGCTCTTGTACATCAGAATCCACAGCCTTAGCTGCGCGTAATTTGAGCGCACGACGATAAGCAAAAGATTCTCTACTCGGCATGCGATTTAAAACAATGTCTGTATACTAATAGCCAGATTCTACCGCTAAATGGCAAAGATTCTCTGGTACGGGGACATCCTCTCGAATACTGGATTTGCTCGTGTAACACACAGTATTCTGAAGCATCTGGCGAAGGATAATGAAATTGTTGCGTTTGGTATTAACTACAATGGCGACCCACACGATCTACCATTCAAGGTCTATCCAGCGACAGCCCTAAACCCAAGCGATCGCTTCGGCATCGGACGGCTGCCTCAGGTCGTAGAGAAAGAAAAACCTGATTTTATTATCTGCCTAAACGATATCTGGATCGTAAACCAAGTTTGGGAGCGCGTACATCTACTGAAAGCACAGTGCAAATTTAAGTTCATAGCTTACTTCCCTATCGATTCTGAGTGGTACATCGAAAGCCACCTCCGATACATCAAAGACTGGGATTTTGCGATCACCTTCACAGTCGAACAAGCTCAGCGTCTGTTGAGGCAGGGTGTTGGGCCGAAGCTCCTAGGCGTCAT